AGAAATCTTTGTCTCTATTGGACTTATATTCCTTATATATGTCATACCTTAGTCTACCACTAAATCTTCCATCCCAGAAGACATATACCCTATCAAAACGATATTCTTTAATTATCTTCCTTAACATAGTTAAGAACTGAAAAATACCGCCTATGTGGACATCCTTATTATAAAGATTTTTAGCTCCAAAATAGGCGGTTTTTAATAACGAGTCACCGTCAACTAATAAAGTGTGTGAGTAAGTTTTTTTCTTGTTAGGTAGTTTCACCGATCATATCTTATGTGGTTAAACAATCAATCATCAGAATAATCTACGGGTGCTTCAATATATTCGTTATCAGAGACAATATCAAAATCTAACACATCGTTACCAACATTTTCAAATATTTCAGACCAATAAGTTTTCTGTTCGTCTTTATATTGATCAATATATTTTTTATCGTCTTCAATAAAACCATGTGTTGTTGCCAATATTCTACAATCAGCAAACCCTAAACCATTCATATGGTTCTTATGTATACCAACCTTAGTTCTAATAGCGAAATTAACTTTTCTACCTTTATTAGTGGCAGATAGTTTAGATACTCCAGCATTTTTTTGATTTCCAAATAAGAATACTAACGCACAAGATAAGTATATTGATTGACCGCCCTTTGGTTGTATTTTAGGTTGTCCAAATGAATTATCTGGTAACTCTACCCAAGGCTGGTTTACGAATATCATAGTGTTAGTGTATGGGGATGATTCTTTTCTCGAAGATGTAATCCTCTGAGCCATTCCCATACCCCATTTTTCAGATATAGTTCTAGCGGTATGTTGATTACCACCTTTCCCATCAAAACTCATTTTACAAGGTATAGTACCTATAGAGTCCCAACAAAATAGTATATCGTGAGGTAATTCCCCATTCTTTTGTCCATCTAAAACTTCCGTTACATATTCAAAAGCTTGTTCAATATAGTCAAATCCTAACTTATATAATAGGAATCCATCCCAAAAACCAGTAACCTCACCAGTTGTTTCATCTATTTCCTCAACGTATTCAGTTTTTAACCCCATTTGTCTGGCGTGTTCAAAACTAAATTTTTGTTCAGTAATAATGAATATCGGTAAGATACCCTTTTTCTGGGCGTCTACCGCAGCTTGTATAAGTGCGGTAGTTTTTCCTGTGTCAGAATGACCTAACATCATATTAATTTGTCCCATAGCGGGTCCAGGTATACCTGTAGCCTTCTGGAAGGCTTCCCCCAAATCAAAGTACTTTTGTTCTTTGTACCTCTCAGAGGAGGAAAACTTTTTTCTTATAGAAGAAAAATCAGATGTTTTCTTTTTTAAAGGTTTCTTAGCCATATATTATTTTATATTAAAATGGTAGTTCGTCTTCATCAGAATCTTTAGAATTTAAATCTGTAACGAATACATCTTCTTTTTCCGAACTTTCTGAGGTGTCTGACATAAATGAAATCTCTTTTTCTAATGAAGCGGATTCAGCCTCTTCTTTGTCTTCTTCAGCAACATAAATCTTTTGTTCCGAATCCCAAATAGGTGTTTTATTCGTAGCAATAATTTCTAAATACTCAAGTGACTTTTTAGCGTAAACATCTTTATATGTCTCTTCGTTACCCATCCAGTCATTCGCCTTTGCGGTATCACTAGTTAAGATTGCAACATCATCACACATAATAGAATTAACGACAGAATGGTTTTTGTCATTTCTTCCAGCGACAATTACGATATCCCTACCTTCTCTTGGGTCAGTGATATCACCTTTTAATTTAAATAAAGGGATTAATTTATCCATAACACCGTCTCCAGTCCACTTATGTTTAAATCTCCAAAACTTAACACCATCATCTTCGTTATCTCTATCGATACCTTTTACAACGTACCATTTACGAGGATTTAACCCTTTAGCCAATTCTTTAGCCTTTTCTGACCCATCTTCCAATAATGCACTTCTAGCTTCACATAATGGACAATGTTCTCCATCATTAAGTTTAGGGCAATATGTTTTAGGGTACGTACCATTTAACTCTTTCTCGTGGAAATAAGCTTCAGTAAATGGAGATTCCTCACCTTTTCCAGGTAAGATTCTAAAGGTTCTGGTTGCAGATTTTACACCTTTCTGTAATTTTTCTGTGAAGTACTTTTTAAGTCTATCTTCGTTAGAAATTTTTGATTTTCCTTTCGATTCAGTATTTTTTTCATACTGTGAAAGAATCGCGTCTAATTTTTTACTCATTTTTATTTTTTTTAATGTTTATTTAACAATAATAGTAATAAAACATTAAAAAGTCAATAAGTATCTTAAATTAGTTTACGTATCTTGATTATTCTTCGTCTTCTTCGTTATTAGAAGTAAAGGAATCTCTTATTTCCTTTTTATCGTAATTATCAACATCGCTCTGAGTTAACGTATATTCAGTTTCTTCTTCGGTTGCTTCATACCCTTCTTTATCTGACCAAAAATCAGTTAAGGATACACTATATGGAAATGAATCCATTGATCTCATTTCTAACCTTTCTACTGGTGTTGGGTTTCTTTTTTCGATTTCTTTTTCTAAATCATCTATTTTACCTATTACCTGATCCATTCCCCCTACTTGGGATTCTAAATCTGATAGTTTACCCAATAGTTCATCCATTTTAGTATTAATACCATCTACAGATGTTTTTGTTTCTTCGGTTTTATCAACTATATCTGTGACATCTACCTCAACAGTTTCTTCCCCTCCCATATCGTTTGAAGCGAATTCATCTTCAACTTCAGCACCTTCACCAGCATCGGCAAATGGGTCAGTTTCTCCAGCACCAGCCGCATCAGCCGCAAATGGGTCTACTACTGTGGTATCAGTTTCTTCACCTTCTGGTGTGTCAGTATCGGCACCAGCAGCAAATGGGTCTTCTACTGGGGTATCAGGTTCCTCTTCGCCAACAGGTTGTTCATTTAAAATATCGTCAAATAATAACTCAGCGTCATCTTTTTTATCAGTTTCTTCAGGAACATAAAAACTATATTCCAATAATTGTTGGTGTCTTTTTAATTCTTCAGATAATAATTCTTTCTTATTCATTTCTATTACATTAATAATTGTCTACCATCATTTGTCTTGTAAACTTTATTTACCCTCTCAACGATTTCTTTACCATCATTGATTAAACATTCGTCACCTATACACTCTTTTTCTTCAGTGTCGTTGTCACTTAAGAAATTATTTAGTTTTTTCTTAAGAACGTCTTTTTCGTTTGTGTCGTCTATATTATCCATAATACTTCTTTAACTATAAATATAAAATTATTCAGAAAAATCCCGTTCTATCTCCATTATTTTTAATTCACCTCTTTTAACAATGATTATTTTATTCTGGTAGTTATCCCAATCTATTTTAAAATCTTTATAATTTATATTACCAGATTCAGAATCACTAAGACTTTCAATTAATAAATTTAATGCGTTTATGGTGTAAAAACAGATACCTTTTTTATGTACAATGATGGTTGTGGGGAAAAACGATGTTATATCAACGTTTTGATGTTCCTTGAGATATATTCTATATGTAAGAATTTTTTTATTATCTTCGTCACAATTATACTGAAATATTTTATCGTCATCGATACCAAACCTTTTTAAAAGGTATTTTTTAAAACTATCAACTTTATCTAAATAAACAAAAGATGCTAGCGTTATACTTTTATCCGAATTCTCCATTTTTATAAATGTAAGGTATCAATTTATTTTTATATTTTATCTTATATAATAAACCCTTACATTTATTAAATATCTCATCAGAAACAAAAACATTATTATTTAAATTTTTAATCCGATTTAATATTTTTTCTTTTTTTATGGAACTATATTCTATTATGTTTAAATCTATACCAAATATTATGTTTTCACCATAAACGTACACCATATTTTTATCACTTATATAAATAACTGAGTCACTTAACGATAAAATCTTTTTTATTATTTTTTTATTTACCCTACTTTTTCCATGTAAAATATCTAAGTAGACATATGGGATGTTATCACCAAAAGTATTAAAACACACCTCTTTAAATTTTTCTAAATCAACTTCAAAATCAACCTTTCTTTCCTTTTTACTAAATGTCCAGTATAATTTTTGGTTTACCTTTTTATGGATAATAGAAATGTTAGCCCCAATAAACTCTTTTGCGTTATCCCAACCGATTATTAATGTAGATAAATCATTATCTATAGAGTCTAAATCACTACATATATTGAAGTTTTCTTCTTCTAATTTTAAACTTGTTACTATATTTCCAACGTACATAATTACAAATATAGTGATTTTATTTTAAAAAGTTAATATATTATGGGTTATTATCATCTTTTAAACTGGATTAAATTCATCTTTTAAGTTAAAAGCCAATAAAACTGACTCAAAAGCGTCAAATGATTCACCTATTGCTGTGTCAGGTTCACACGATATTTCATTAGTTAGTGTGAAATCAGAAGAGGAACCATTCCGTTTCTTATCCGTACCATCTCCCCCAGCTGCCTCATACGAATTTTTATATGGACCTTTTAACGTCTCTTCACTATTTGGTTTTTTAGTTTTCCAAACATGCATTGCAGCTTTAAAGGATTCTAAAAAACTACTAACTATTTTATCTGGAGACTTAAGATAATCATCACCATATTCAA